TCAATAAGCGATGTCATATCGCCCCCTGCCAATTTCACATTTTTTGCTGATTGTATCTGGTCGTTCCTGTAATACTCATCGTATATCTGAGCTAAAGCCGCAACAGGTAATGCGGATACTGGCGTTTGTGCAATAAGCGTACCGGCTCCAGGTGGAGCGTTGAACCCCATATAATTGAGAATACCATCCGTAAATACGGCATCTGCTCTTTTATACTGGAAATACGGCCATGTTACCGTTGGATTGTTTGGGTCTTCTTTTATAAAGTTTCTCCATCCATCATCTGTCGGTACTCCGGAAGGCCATAACTGGTCGTTATTTACATAGTACCAGTCCAAAGTGTAGTAGCATTGATGCATCAGCGGAAGATATAGCGGAGCAAACCTCATCTTTAACTCTGCCCCAAGTTTTACATACTCACCTGGATATACTTCCTTGCAAGCCATGGGTACTAGAAGTCCCATAGTAAGGGTCGTCTTGTGATTGAATCCCAAGTTATGCCATTGCATGCTTGAGTGAATCTCCTGGCGTTCAGGAAACGTCGAAGATGACGGAATACGTTTTGAATGCTGCATATTATAGACGTGTTTTGTCAAACAATTTCATAAGAAAATAAATGATACCTTTTGTCAAATCATCCTCATCCTTTATTCCTTCGCTTAGAGCTTTATTCAACTCTTCCTCGATTGAACGAATAGAGTGCATCTGACCTAATAGCTTATCCTGGCTTACAAGGTTAACTATCTGCTGTTTTATTCTACTGAGTTCTTCCCTCTTAAGTTGAAGTTGACCACCTTCCTTATAGAAAGCATCCTCAACGTCTAAAAGAATCTGTTTGAATTTGGCTTCGTTTTCACGCAGCCAAGTTATGGAGTTTGATATGGATTTTTCATTATCCAATAATATCTCCTGGTTAGTCCTAGAATATGTTTGACCAGATTTATCCTTAAATGTTTCTCCCTGGTTTAGCTTCCAATTTAATTCCCCACGTAAAATTTGGTTATCCATCTGCAAATTCTGCAACTGTTCAGATAGATTTTTCAATTGCTGCTCATTCATTCTCTGAGTCTCTGAAAGCTGACCCTTTGAGATTGATAACTGCTCTTTTTCGACCGAGCCAAGATCAGGGTCTATCGAGAGCTCTGGTACCTGGCTTTGTTCTGCAACTCTACCTTGGTACATATAAGCAAGCGGTAAACCGGCCTCCCGCAGTCTACGTTTCATTGCTGCAGTACGATTGTACCTGTTTTGGGCTATTGTTCCTCCTATATCAAATACGCCCTTTATTCCGGCTGCGAGTATGGATGCTGTTATTGGGTCAAGTGGCATTTTTAATTTTTTATTTTTTGGGCCTTAGAAAGACGAGTCATCTAAGGCCCTGAAAAGGTATAAACCTTTTTATATATGCAAAACACTTCTCGAATATTTTTTCTGAAAAGTGTTTTGCATTTTATCACAATTCATTGATATTCAATGTTTTATAACATTCATTTTTTTTGAAAAAAAATTCATTGTTGTCGGTAGTTTCTGTCGTCTGGGCGATCAGTTCGAGCCTTCACCTGCTTCTCGTCGCAAGCTCCTCGGCACATGTTCAGTCTCACAAAGATCGCTACGACGACCAGGACGCACGTGGACGTCCTTAATGGGAAACCACCGTAAGCTCTGCTCCCTTTGCGCCTATCGGCGTTTTGGTCAGGGATAGAGCTTTTGCAGTCTAGGCAAGTGTGCAGACTGCTTTGTTTGTTTTGTGAATTGTGAGTGTTAATGCCGGCCTTCGGCCGATTGATGTAGTGCAGGTGGCCGGCGACGCTATGTCCTCCGCCGGCCACCATGCAACGACATAAGCCCTTCGGGTTATGTCGTATTATATGGACGTAAACCGCCTCATTGCCGGCGGGGCTAGTCAAGGGGGATGCGGGCACCCCCCCCTTGACAATCCCCCACCTGGTTTTTGGTGAGGGGCACATTGCCCTTTTTCACCGGGCTGAATGCGTTGTTACACATTGTGCTGGCCTGTTTGTTAGGGCCGGTTGGGGTTTATGGCACAGCTTGTTTACCTACCGGGAGCGACTTTATTAAAATAAAAAGGGCCCCACTTTTGGGGCCCGGGTCTAACTCACCGAACTAAAATCATTTTATTATAGCTTCACGCTCAACCAGGTGCCGGATTCTTATGGCGAATGTTTCAACAGTTGCATACCGGTCGAGCTCTAATACCTGGTTGAGTGCTTCCATGAAGACCGTAAACTGAAGGTACTTTTTCTTTATCTGGGCATCTTCGTGATCAGTAAAGTAATTGTTTTCAGGTAGCTGCCGCTCTTGACCATTACCAACGTAACCTTCGTTGGGGAACCTCTCAATAATTGTAGCATCCTCATGATGCTGCTTTAGATTCTGCATTTGATTGAGTTTTTAAGTAATCAGATATAATTTGTTGACGCTGTTTTTCAGCTTCTGCTTCTTGGGCGGCCTTCTGTTCATTTTGTTGTGCCACGTATTCAGCGTAATCGGCTTCATACGCAGCTTTTGCGGCCGCAGCCTGAGCTTTGAATTTTGCAATTGCATGAAGCTTCTCGATTCGATCCATCATAAAAAGGTCCTTTTCCTCACCATTTTGATCGACATAATAAGCCAATGCCTGGTCAACAGGTTGACCGGCTTGAAGCATACGAAAAGCCTCAATAGGCGTTCGTGTTTTAACCGGTATTGTCAATGACCGGCCTAAATTTCTTTCTGGTGTAGCTAATCCGCGTCTCATTATTTTAAATCTCTTTGTTTACCTTTTGATAATGTTCTTTTCCTGGCATCCCGAGCAAGCTTATCTACAAGATCAGGATTTTTGCCGTAACGCTCCAACCGTTCCCGGTTTTCGTCGTCTATACGGCTTATTTCTGAGCTAATATACTCAATCTTTCGATCATTTTCCTTTTGTGTAAGAAGCTTTTTTCTGTAATACCGAGGCAGGCCAATTTTGCTACCGCGGTCGTTGACCACCAAATTAGCCTCTGGTTGCTTGATGAATTTTTCAAATTCATCATCCACGTAAGACAAGCCTATTCCTTTGGACATCCAAGACCGCTCTTTTACTTTCCGGTCATAATCTTTGCCGGAATGGTCTTTTATCATATACTTTAGTACATAATCAATTGTATTGATATTGCAGTCCTGGACGTCTATACGTCCAATTGAATCTCCAATTTGGGTCGGAACCCATCCGGTACGTTTTCCGACTTTAATAGGCTTATCAGTCCAAGCCAGATTAATATTATCAGTATCCCTAATATTTAGAAGAATATAATGAAGGTGGGGGCGTGAATTCCGGTCGCCGTACTCGAGGCATCCGAAATATGTAAACTTTCCGGTTTCCTTTTGATTCCTAAGAGCCCTCTGAAGCTCGGCGGAGCTACCCACCTTCCGGGTAAGTAATACTTTCTGGTTTTCAAGTTTACGTAGATTAGAAATGAATAATTTATGATCCTCAGGTGAGCCTGATAATTCCAGGTCACCTATTGGTACATGATTATCATCATACGTCAATGTCACGAAATAGGCTGAAAAGGCTTGCCTGGCCTCTGCCTGAATCCTGAAGCTCCATTGCTGCTTTCTGCGCCGCAAGCACGGAAGACATTTGCCACATCCCGCTGGAAAACTGTAGATCGGTTGCCTCTCCGCATTCATCCGGGGAGGGTTTAAGCGTATCGAAATAGGCGAATCGCAATCCATAATGATGATAATTAGACCAATAAACATCTTCAAGATTTTTAGATAAGAGTTGCCGCGGAATATTCCATTCCCACGGCAAACTCTCAATCTCATGCTCTGTTAATCTCCTCACAGTCCTGGAAGAGCATTTTTCGGGAGCCTGCGTTGTATCTGGATGTCCATATAACCATGGACATATATCTCATGCTCTCCGGCTTCTGCGTCCACGTCGAAAACACGTCCAATATCAGGTACACAGGTGATGAAATCGGAGTTAAGAACAACATCTCCCGTATCAACGAACTTCCGACCTAAGTGAAATGATTCCCATAAAGTACGCATCTGTCCTGATACAATGTCATTACTGTACCTGAATTGTGCATACTGTGGGAGGTAACCGAAAATCTCATCATTCCATGCAATATCTGCGTCGTACCAGGAGAACCAGACTTCCTTATTACGGATTGGCTGATCACCTATCATGGCGAACTGTTCCCACATGTAGTCCATTTTGGTCTCACGCTTCCACATGTTTTCAAAGCCGCTGTAATAGCTTGCTTTTGGGTATACCGTCATTATGGCTATACAAAAACCGTAATCAGGTACTTTGTAGGTAAGTTGTGGCGTCATTCCTGACACCAATGCCTGGCCGGCATATGAACCTACTTTTTGCGCTCCTGATTCTGCTGTTGACATTACGGCAGAAATTACAACAGGCCCACTACTACCACCAATCCAAACCGGACGTTCGATGAAAAGTGGATTTGGGTCCCAGTCAAAATTTGCCTTAACGAAATCGCTATAACGATCGCCTGCACGTAAAGACCTCTCAAGATACTCCTGCATTTGGGCAGCATAGCGAAAGTCCCTTATAGTAGAGGATAACTGAAGTACAACGGGTGTGTTTCCAACATTTTCACGAAGAACTCCGGAATTTGCCAACAATATAGAATCTCCGGTTGGCGTGCCGTCAAGATCAAATATGTTTTGAGGTATGTGAAGACCTGTTTCAAGATCGGTCGCAAACGACGGGATCAAGACATCTGCTCCGATCTGTGGGGTCGGCGTTGCGCTTGTGTAATAATCGCGCGGCCAATTTCTTCGAGGAACACGAAGATCAGGAAAAGCATTTTCAATAAGCGATGTCATATCGCCCCCTGCCAATTTCACATTTTTTGCTGATTGTATCTGGTCGTTCCTGTAATACTCATCGTATATCTGAGCTAAAGCCGCAACAGGTAATGCGGATACTG